ATCACGTTCGCTACTAAATCTTATATCTTTACCTTCGTTAAGCCGTTGGATATTTTCTTCATAAGGCAATACGTCGTTTGCATTGTTAAAAACTAGTTATATTCTGTTAATGTCATTTGCTCAATAACGTTCAAATCTGTAATACCAAGTGTTGACATACAAGTTATAACGATTCTGTCGTAAGTTATTAGGCTTCCGCTGGTTTTTCTTCCGTTTCCACTACTTCGACTAGGTTTCGGGTCATAGGTCGCTTTCCCAACTCCGTTAAAATATCCGAACCGAATTCTTCTAGTCCGATATTTTCTGCGATTTCATCTAATGCTTCATCAATGTTATTAATAGTAATTGCTTGTTTTTTTAAGTGAGATGTAGCTGCGATTAAAACTTCGCCAATCACAACCGGATTTCCACTTTCTAAACCTACAGGCAACATTGATACACCTTGACCGATAGAAGCTTGTTCAACTTTTAAACCTAATCGGTTATCGATTTCTCTTAAAAATTTAAAACCAAAACTTAATTCTAATGACTTTCCGTTAATTTCTACATTCATAACTTAAAATCTCCATTCATAATTAATTTAAACAAAATAAAAAGGGCTTAACGCCCTATTTTTATACCTCTCTTGGTGCAACCGGTGGTGAATCTACTTTAGGTTGTGGAATTGCTGTTAAATCTTCGCCAGTTAATGCATCTGCTTTTGTAGTGTCGTGGAATCTGTATCCAGTCGCCTTAAGTTTCTTTGTTACAGCCTCAGGTAGTGTTGCAAATCCACGTTGGAAACGACCATTCACTCCATATTCATATTCATATTCATCAATACCGTTAGCTTCTGCTTTTAATTCAAATTTATTGTGGAAACCTTGGAAATATTTCGCTTTAAATTTAGCGGAATCCCCATTTTTGCCTGGTATTCTACTTTCAACTTCCCAAGCTTCATACAATACGCGATCTACAACTGCATCTTCAATTTCATCTGCAAAATCGTCACCATAAAACATTTTAGCAGTACCAGACATTGTTGACTCAACAGAACCACCAGTGTTATAAGAACCGTCCATTGTATCCTCTGTATCTGTATCAGCTTCATGTGATAAGCCGTATTCAGTTAAAAAAAGCATTTTAGTAGCATCTACTTTTTCGCCAGCTTTTCTAAATAAAATAATACGATCATTACTATTTTTCATATTTGCCATTCAATATTCCTCCGTTTTTTAAAATGTTTTGTAAGATATCGTTACTGATGTGTGTAGCAATTCTTGATTGGTAGTATCATCAACTAACTGTGTGATGTTAGTATCTTCTTCTTCAAAGTCATAATCGTTTGTTTTAACGCTAGGTGTTAAATCATCAATACATCTTTTAACAAGTCCGTCATGATGTCCTAAATCATCACTTACACTCCAAATATCAATAACTAAATTCGTGTCACCAGAATAACTATCAAACGTGTATTTACTTCTGTTTGACTCCGGCATTTTTATTACAAAAAAAGGATACGGAATCTCTTGTTGCATCTCTTTACGAGAAATAACAGGGAATCCATATCCTTGTAGCGTTTCATACGCTTTATTATAAAGTTGTAAGTTCGGTGTCATGCTTTTATCTCCTATTCAAACAACGCTTTCAATTCTTCTACAGTTGATTTTCTTATTACCTCATATACTGGCCACATAAAAGGTTCTGCCTCCATGTATCGAGTACCAAACTCTAAGAAACCACTATAAGCTGCATGCGATGTGATAGTGTATTGCAAATCGCCAGTTTTTTTATATCTGATATTGCGTGATAAATTACCAGTCCAATAACCCTTATTCATTACTTCTCTAGCTTTCAATTTAGCTCGTACTACATATTCTTTGGCTTTTTCTTGTAAAGTATCATCTACATCATCATCGATGTTGTTTTTCATATCGTGAAATTGGTTTAACAGTGCGTCTAATCCGTCTATATTCATCAATTGACCTCTTCGATATAATATGACGTTTCGTGTCTGTATGTCTTTGTATCAATTATCTTGTAGCGAATACCATTAATTAACACGTGGCTAACAGGGTAAGATATTGATTCTTTTATCCTCAGAACACTTACATCGTTTTTTACATCACCAAATTCAAGTTGCTTTCTTGCTCTAGAAATGGGGTTAATATTGCATGGTATCGCATCATAAGTGATTAGTGTGTTTTCTTTTTTGCTAGTTTTAGGATTGTAAGTTGCTACTTGTTCTAATTGAAAAATAACTCTATCTTCATATCTCAAAAGAACACAGCCCTTCCTTTTTTAGTTCTCGTTCTAGCATTAAAGTAATTATCAATAATAGCTTCATACTCCTTGAAATCGTTCAATTCATACGCATTGCTACGTCCGTCAACCGCTTCTGATGTCATACCTTCAGCACCAATCCTGTTGTAGCGTTTAACTGCAACTTCTTTAATCATGTAACTAAACCTTTCCGGTATTTGTTCAACTTCAATAGGTAACATTGATAACAACTGGCTTTCACAACTTTTTATAATTTCCTCTAATTGTTCATCTTGCTTTTCATCTTTAAGGCCAATACGTTTTTTTACATCAGCTAGCGTAGTCATATAACCACCTACTCTAGCGACTCAAAAGTGTTGATAATTTCAGCTTTTGTTTGTTTTTCATCAACTTGTAAGCCAGCAACACTTGCTATTTCGACAAGTTCTTTTTTGGTTAATTTGTCATTTACAATGTAAATCATTTGTTCGTTGCGTTTATTTTCAACACTAGCTAAAGCTTTGATACGTTCATCTGTAGGATCATAACCTTTGCGAGGGTAGACATGCCCTTTCATATAGACATGTCTGTTATCTTCTAAATCTGTAAAATCTACTTTAACAATTCCAATGATTTCGGGCATGTTACCACTCCTAATTATTTATTAAACTTCTCCTGGATTTGAAGATGGTTTTGCATCAGCAGGAACTAACTTAGCAAACGCTTTATCATCAGCGATATGCAATGCTACATGCATAGTTGCACGTAATGCCACCATGTCTTGTTCAAACAAGTTTACAGGTGTTCCATCTTCATTTTTGACTGTAGATAATTGTGCAGTTTCATCGATTTTGTATTCAATTAATTGAGGGATACCGTAAATCAACTTATCGAAATCACCAGTGATTAACTCACCACGTTTTAAGTTGCTTGATTTAAGGTTAACCACAGGTAGACCATCTAACGTATCACTGTTACGGTCATAAATACGTTCTTTCGTTTCAGGATCTACAATTTTACGTAACAAGCTTCTGTTTTGTGTTTTTGAGATAAACGCATTTGCTTCTAATTCGTCATCTTCAAGTAATGCCTCTAAATCAATAATGTTATCTTGTGTGAAGTCACCTTTAATAACCTTATTAGTTTTTTCAATTGATTGTGCAATTGATTTACCGAATGGATTGTTACCTTGATTCAAAATACCCGCTTCATCAAACTTTTTATAGAATGCTTCAGCAATCATAGGCTTCATTTCTTCAAAGAATTGTGAATAAGTGTAATTCAAAAACTCTTTTGTTACAGGTAAGATAACCCCTAATTTAAACGCTCTCATAGTAGCATTAACCCATGTAGCTTTAGATGTTTCGATTTTTTGACCTTCACCTACCCAGTAAGCACCTGGTTTATCAGCCCAAAAAGTAAACTTCTTCTCAGTACCTTCCATTGGTTCGTACTTACCTAATTGCATAATTTTAGAGTTTTCCATAACCTCTTGTAAGATGGGCGTTGTGAATTCATTCATCAACGTGCCATCTTTCTTTTCGTGCATCATTACATTATCAGGGTTAAATACTTGCGGTTTAACATTGTTACTCGCAAAATGTTGCAAATTTAATTTTAATTTTTGTGTTTGTTCCATTTAAATGCCTCCGTTAATTTTTAATAATTCTTTTTTGTCTAGCTATTTCAGCTAAGTTTTTCGGTTTATTTTTAGTCGAGTGATTAAATGAATCTCCACCAGTCAATGGCGATTGTCTAGCGTTAATCTTAACCGCTTCATTAACCGCTTTTTTTACTGCATTAGAAAAAGCTTCAACATTCAATTTAGTTTGTTCAGCAGTATCTGTTACAACTAAATTAACAACCTCATCTGATGAATCAACTTCTGCTTCACTTAACATTTTCCTTGCTTCTGAACGCATTTCATTTAATTGTTTTTCTGAGCGTAATTGCTCCAGCTCTTTTTCCATTTGTTCGCGTTCATATTCAGCGATTTGATCTTTGTTCATTTTTGCTAATCGTTTAGCTTCATCAACAGCTTCTTGTTTCTCTTTTTCTTTCTGCTTCATACGACGACTTAATTCTTCTTTAAGACGCTTGTTATATTCTTCTTGTAGTCTTTTTTCGATTTCTTCTTCTGAATTAGTCTTTTTGTCTTGTTTGTCTTTGCCTTCATCATCGTTGTTATCTTTTGATTTTCCATTATCTCCATCTGATTCTTCAGCAAAAAACTGTAACTTGAGTTTTAACTTTTCTTGGATATCCATAGTTTTTACACCTCATTTATTTACTCTTGATTAGTTTTAAGCCATACATGGTTCGGGCTGTTACACTTGCATCTTTTATTGTCATAAGCATGGTTTGGACATAAAAAATAGCCAACACAATTAAGTGCTAGCTATTAAAAGAGAGGTTCATTATATTTCGATTTTTCTTTATCGGCTAATACTGCCGACCTTACACTGTCTAAGTTTGCATCAATAATAACTGTTTCGTTTCGCTTTTGTAACTCTTTACGTATACCTTTTAATTCTCTTGCTATGTCTCTAAGGTATTTGTCAGTATTACTCATATTAGTATCCTCCAAACATTTAATTTACTGTCATACAAAACTAACTTGCCTTTAAAAAACTTTACTTTTAAATCAATCACCGCTTTTCACTTTCCCTCCGAAGTATTTTGTTTTTCGTTTCTTGCTTGGTTTTTTCGGCCACATAGATTTAGGTAGTAAAGCGCAATCTGAACGACAATTGATATGCATAGGATAGAAATTAACACCAATTTTAGCGTCTTTAACTTTGAATATTTCTCCATTAAGCCCTTTGCATACTTTAGTTGTTCTATTATCGATTTTTGCAATATACATATAATATCCTTCCGGTGAAATTTCTTTCATGCTGTCAATGCTTGATTGTGCGTGAACACGTGCCGATTCCGTATAAAGCAATGATTTAATTGCTGCGGTCTTTTGTCGTGCTGTGCCTTCGAATTTATTTAAGTGCTTGCGCATATCTTTAACATATTCATTAGGATGTCGACCTCTAATAACTACATTAGCAATTATTTCTTCTACTTCTTGTTTCATCGCTTCAGTATTAGTCCATAATCGCTCTGACCAAACGACACCATGAAATTGTGTATCAACGATTGTATCTATAACTTCTTTAGCTACTTGTACACCTTCACCTAAAATACCCGCTTGATCACTGAACACACGATAAGCTGTTGATTCGAAATATTCCCTCATCGATAATTCTGTTTGAGCTGTTGCATAAGCAATTAAGAATTCTATTTGAATCTTTAACATCTGTTCTCTAGATACATACATCTTAGTGTTATACTTCTTTAATTCTTCATTTGCTCTATCGCTAAAGTCCTTGTTTTCGACCAATCTTTTTGCTTCTTCTTGAAACGCTTTTACATCGAACTCATCAATAATCTTTTGTGCTTCTTGTAATGTAACGCCTGCAAAATCTCCGTACTTAACAATAAACGCATTGATCTCTTTTTCAATGCGCTTAATCATCATATTCAATATACGTTCTATTTCTTCAGCTTTAGTTTTATCACGCTTCAACTCATTCTCGATTGCTTTGCGTCCGCGTTCTTCCCAATATTCTTGAGTGTTTTTGTTAGGCAATTACAATCATTCCTTTTTATCAACAGTATCTTTTGTATCATCATCTTGTTCGTCATCATTGATGTCTCTAGGGTCTTTATAAATACCTTTTTGAGCTTTTTTAATAGATTCTTTCTCATCTTCTTCTATTTTCTTGACTTCCAATTCAGGGTCTTGGAAGAACGAGAATAGAGACATCAAAGTTGTTTGACTAATCTTCCCGCCAGAATCAATATAAGCTTTTAATTCTTCAATCAATGATTTAGGTAAGTTTCTGTTGTATACGTACCTAACTGTATTGAAATCTTTGTTAGCGTCAATTGACCGTGTGTTTTTAAGTATCGTCTCTAATAACTTAGCACGACGTCTTAACCCTTTAGTAAACAATCCTTCTTTAGTTTTAGTACGTTGTTCCAATCCAAATAATTTGTATTTCATTGCCTCGCCCGATTGAGTGCCACTAAAGTTATCATCTTTCATGTTAGGCGTGTTGGTAAACATGTGTATATCACTGTTCAAACGGTCTTTATAAGCTTCGGTACCTTGTACATCGTATTGCTTATAAATATAACCACCGTCAACTGAACCTTCTGTTTCTCTACCTTCGCTATCAGCATAAACAGTCGGTTCTAAAAACAACACGTTAGCTTCCTTTTGTTTTCTAACTTCTACAGGATCTAAATTTAAATTACCTTTAATAAGTAACATAGCGTCATTTAAATCACTCATATAGTTAGCAGTATCTGATTCAGCATTATCATACAAATCAATTAAAGTGATTACTTTCTCGTAATCCCCTTTTCTTCTTTCGTTATTGCTAAATTCTGTAATAGGCATACGTTCGAAAGAGTGTGATTCAAAAACGTTTTCACGTGGTGTGAGCTTCAATCCATTTGTTCTACTGGTAAGATATCTATAAACACCGTGAGAAGTAAATAAATCAACTGTAAACACTTCATCTTCGTCAGTCTTGTCTATTGGTTTAGTTCTTAAATATCTAACGCCTACGATACTATTACGTTCAATTGTATTGTCGTATATGACAAAAGTACTCATTGCATCACTCTTGTATAAACGCGTTTCATCATCTTGGTTTCTAATCATTAATTCATAAGCTTTACCATAAATTGACAAATCTAATCCTAAAGATCTATTGTGCGACTCAACATCATTCAAATCATTGAACGCCTCAATAGCTTCTAATACATCTTTGTCATCATCTTGATATTGAATTGGATTACCTAAGAAATAACCGTTAATAAAATCACTAATATAAGATGCGTAATCATGCGCTACACGGTTATCTGCCATGTACTCTTCTTTGCGTCGTGTTAACTCAACCAGATTCTTAGTTTTACCTTCGTAGTAATCACTCAACACTTTTAATCTAGGTCGTTGGTAATCCATGTGATGTTCAATGTATTTACTTACTTCATTAACGTTTTGTAATAAATCGGATTCCGTCCCGTCATATGTGTAAACAACATTGGCTTCATCATTAAATAAGTAATTTATGTTTCCCCGTAGATCTGTATCTGTTTCAAATTCGTTTACTTTTAACATTTGTTCCCTCCTATAATCCTAGAGATTTTATTGTGTCAACTTTCGAACTGACATTTGTGCGTTTTCTAACCGGTCTGTAGAATCGTTCCACTGAATAACGCAACGAATCGATACAATGATTGTATGTATCTACTGGTTCATTGGTATATTCACCTGTATCTTTGTCCTTTTGCCATGTGTAGTTGTCAAACTCTTCAATAGTCTTGAAACAACGTTCATCAACAATGATTTCAAATTGCATTAAGAATTGTAACCCTTGTACAACCGAGCCCTTCCCTTTTTTGGTTGGTAAAATCCTTTTAAGCCCTAGATTCCTTAATTCAGCTATACTTTTTTGTTCTGCACTATCTGCTGTAATTTCTTCTTTAGCATAACCAAGTTGCTTTATGACATTAGCTATT